GGCGTCATTGCCGGCGGTGCCGGTAACCATCGCCCAGAACTTGGCGTCATCAGGGGCAGCCGCCAGGTTCCAGACATCAAGGTTTGCTGCAGGATAGCCTGCGGCAGTCATGGCGGTTGACAGGCGGGTGCCTGCAGCCGCGCTCCAGATGATGCCCTTGGCGGCAGAGACGCGCAGCCTTATTCTGGCCGCCGCTGTCGCGCCTTCCTTCTCCAACACTAAGAACGTGTCAGCATTGGCGGTGGTTATTATCTTCTCTACCTCGCTGGCGGAATAAGCGTTGGTGGTGGAGCTGATAATAAGGTCGCCTTTGATTGCGATCGACCCTGGCATATCGATGTAGTTCCATTTGCAAACTCCGGCGTCAGCGGATACTGCGGCCGGTGTTGCCAGGTTGCCTGGTACTATAAAGCTCACCACCAGTGCGATGATGGCTAAGATACCAAACATACTGTATTTTGTATTCATTATTCCTCCTAGATTTACTAACCCCGATTTTCACCGGGGACCTTCGGCATAGTTTCGACCTCCACGCCTCAGGTTTTAAACCCATAACGGTAAAACCTTCTAGTTTTCTGGGCTCCTTTTAAGCCGGCCCATTTTAGGCTACTCCACAGATAACCCGGACATAAATATATCGTCTCGGGTTTTTTTAAGGCTTTATGTCCCGGAGTCAGGACTGGTGTGGTCTTGCCTTAGCAGCAAAACATCCTGCATCGGCATGCTTTCACTGGCACCACCTCCTTTTGTTTATGTATGCATAATTAAAGGGGCAAGGTATTTCCTTGCCTTAGCAGTATTCTACCACGTCTGTCAAGGGGTTTACCACTTTCCCCCCCCGTCATCGCAAGTCTCCCACCTGTCATTGCGCCTTTTCTAAAAGTATTCATGAATTTTTCTGAAGGCGGCGCGGAGGGCGAAGACTATCACCAGTATCAGGACGATAGCGCCCAGTATCAGGTAGGTGACAGATATGGCGCCCACCTTGAAGGGATAGGGGGAAAGCATCCATTGGCTTTCATTGCCGGCGCCGTCCACCGCTTTCACCCGCCAGTAGTAGACGCCTGGTTTAAGATTGACCACGGTGCTGGTGGTGGTCAGCCCTGTCTTTCTCATACCCGGCCCCAGAGGGAAAAAGCTGAGGTTATCGCCTATCTCCAGGGTGTAGGCGACGCCGCTGGGGTCGGCGACATCGGTCCAGGCGAAGCTGACTACCTTGGAGCCGAACAAGCCGAACGTCTGCGCCATCGGCCTCAAAGGCGCGGGCGCTGGGGGCGCCACCGTCTCCAGCCGCATGCCGCCTAGGACGGCTTTATTGCCTGCGCTGTCGGTGGCGATAACCGAGTGCTCTGATTTGGAGGCTTGAGGCACCTTGAAGGTGTAGCTGAAGCTGCCGGAATCGCCGGTGGTGGGGGAGTTGCCGATGACGGTGCCATCATACTCTACAGATACCGGGCTCCTGGCGGCAAAGCCGCGGCCGGTGATGGTGGCATCGTTGCCCACCTGGGGTGAATCGGGCTCCACGGTGATCATGGGCATCAGGCTGAGGCTGGCTTTGGCTTCCAGGTCGTAGATGTCTGGCACAGCGGCCTTGAACTCATGTTGTCCGGCGATGGTGCTGGGCATAGTATAGCTGGCGCTGAAGCTCCCATTGTCGTTGGTTTTGATGGCTAAATTAGAGGATTTGCCGTCTAGGGTAAGGATAATAGCATTATTGGCGGTGAAGCCGTTGCCCTTGATGGTTACCTGCGTGCCGGGAACTGCTGCCGCCGGGATTACCTGTAGGCTGGGCTCGATTTTGAGCATGAAGGTGAACGCCGGACCCTCGGCATTGAGCCTGGCGTTGTACCAGCTCAGCACGTAGCCGCTGGCGTTGTAGGGCAGCTCCGGCACCACGAAGCTGACATTGACCTCGTGTGCGTTCTGCTCACCCAAGCCCTCCGTTAGCTTGAAGTTTTTATCATTGGGCTCGTCCACCCAAATTCCCAGCCACAGGTAGTACTGGCCGGTCAGAGTGCGAGCGGTGCTCTTGATGTTTATGGTAGCGGTGCTGCCCACCTTTGCTGAGCTGATGGTTGAAGCCCCGGAATCTCCGGAGCAGCCGCTGCCCTCTCAGGTGCCCCAGGCGGCAGCGTGAACCGCCGCCGGCGCCAGCGATAGCACCATTACCCATGCCATGAGCAAGGCAAGATATATCCTCTTCATAGATTTCCTTTCAGGATGTCTTTGGGTTTGTTGTCTGCCTGAGGCGGATTGAGCTCACCGCTCCGACTCCGCTCAGGTAACGTGTCTGGGATGACAGTTTTAATTATACACTATAGTAGTGTACTACGGACAGCGATTATGTGCAATCAGCCTGTTGGCAAAGGTATATCGGCCAAAAGTATGACTCCATATCAGCCTAAATTACGACCCCTTTGTCATTATTGCCATTGCGAGACCGAGCGAAGCGAGGAGGTGGCAATCTCTCAGATCACTTACAGGTCTTCATATGGGTACGGTCACTACCACATCTCGTCTTGTTTGTAACAGCGCCGCTTCGTGGTGATGCCTGTCTTTCGAGATTGCTGCGTCCTCTGCCAAAGGCGGACTCCCTCAAGAATGACAGAGGAGAGCGACAGCTTTTACTTGTCTAATATAGAACATATGTACTATTATTTTCCATGTTATGGTAGTCGGTGAACTGGACTTATTGCCCGACGAGATTGACTGGAAAGACAGGGGCTGCGTGTTGTTTCCCTCCTGCCTGAGCTGTCCGCTGCCACGGTGTATTGAAGAGGTCTCCCGGGGCAGGCAACGGCTGCGGATGTCCGCCCGCGCCCGGCGCATGGCCGAGCTTTCAGCTGTGGGCAAAAGCACCAGGGACATTGCCTGCCTCTTCTGCGTCAGCACCCGCACCGTACAACGGACATTGAAAAACCAGAAATCAAAACTATCCCGTCATTCCGAGGCAGCGAAGCGACCGGAGAAACTCGGTGGAGAGACAGGTGAGATATCCGGGATTCTTCGTCCCGATAAATCGGAACTCAGAATGACAGGGTAGGATTTCTCGCAAAGCCACAGGAGGCATACGCAATGACTGAGTTCAACCCCCAGTCTCTCTCCCAGCTCGACAAGGATAGGCTAGGCCAGTACTCCAAAAACCTGGACTTCTATAACGGCACCCAGTGGGCCGAGAAGAGCCGTAATCGCCAGCTGGTATTTAACTATGCCCGCATCGCCATCGATAAGGTCACCAGCTATTTGATGCAGGGGCTTAACTTCGCTTGCGACCCGATTGATGATTCAGACCAGGCCAGGGAAAGGGCCAAGAAAGCGGAGCAGGCTATCTATAACGTCTACCTGGCCAATAACCTGCAGGAGCTTGATTATGAGACCGAGGTGGATGCCGCCATCCTGGGCGATGGCTGCTACAAGGTTACCTGGGACGCCGCCGCCAAGCGCGTCCGGGTGACTTCCCCCGATGTCAACGGCATCTATGCCTGGCACATGGGCGATGATTTGTCTCAGGTATGGCGAGTCGCCAGCAGGTACTCCCTTTCCCAGGAGGAAATCGAGCTGCTTTATAACCGCACTATCTCCAAGAAATCAGCCACCATCACCGAGCTGTGGACGGATAAGCAGTTCGTTTTGTATCTGGATAACGAGGTGCTGGAAGATAAGCCCAACCCCTACAAGTTTACCCCCTTCGTCATCTTCCCCAACTTGAGGCAGCCCAAGCAGTTCTGGGGCACCTCCGACATCCCTGGGTTGATGGAGTCGCAGCGCGAGCTAAACCGGGCATTGACCCAGCTCTCCCGTATCCTGGAGGTATCAGGCAACCCCATCGCCGTGTTGGAGGGCGTGGAGTCTTCCGAGGATATCCGGGTGCAGCCCGGCGCCGTGTGGACCATACCGCCCGAGGCCAAGGCTTATTTGCTCGACCTGCTCCAGGGGGGAGGCATCCGCCTCCATATCGATTATATCGATATGATTTATCGATGTATGCACGACATCTCAGAATCCCCCAGGGCAGCCTACGGCGGCATCGAGCGCGAGCTATCAGGCGTAGCCCTGGAGGTGGAGCTGCAATCCTTACTTCAAAAGGTAAGGAGAAAGCGCAATATCCGCACCGCCGCCTACACCAGGCGCAATGAGATGATTCTCAAATTGCTGGCGCAGTTTGCCCGCGAGGACTTGACCGCAGTGCAGCAGCGCATCATCTGGGGGGCAGTGCTGCCCCAGGACAGGGCCAGGGAAGCCCAGAACGAGCAGCTATTAGTACAGTCGGGCGTCCATTCCAGGCGCACCGCAATGGACGAGATGGGGGTCAGAGACCCCGAAGCCGAGTTCGGCAAATGGTTAGATGAACGTAAACGTATATTGGAGATGAATCAGCAGTACCGGGCACAGTCCACCCGAGGCGGAGCGAGAGAGAGAAATGTCGCCGCCGATATGGCAGACCAGGCCCTAACTGAATAAGCCAGGAAGGAGATTACATTGGCAAAAGAAGAAACCAACAATCACGTAGAAGACCCCCAGGTCAATAACGACCTTAAAACCCAGCTGGAGGCGGAGAAGGCGGACAGGGACAGGCTGATCGCCGAGGCCGTTAAGCCTTTTCAGGAGCAGTTGGCCACCCTGGGCGAAGCCCTTAAGGCCAAGGATACCGAGCTGGCCAAGTTTGCCACTATGGGCGAAACACTTAAGTCCGCTGTGGCCGAGTTCAAAACTGTGCTCATGGCATCCAACCCTCTCTATACCGAGGAGCTTATCACCGGCGCCACCATCGAGGAGCTTAAGGCTTCGGCCGTAAAGGCGGACGCCATCATCGCCAAGGTCAGGGAAGGCGTGATAAATGGGGGGAATGCCGAAGCTGCCGCCGCCAGGATCCCAGCCGGTGCGCCTGGCAGGAAAGAGCCTGATATCAGCTCCATGTCCACAGTGGAGAAAATCCAGCACGGCCTGGAACAAGCCAGGAAGAAAGGAAAATAAACAGACCCCCTCACTGTCATTCTAAGCCGAAGCCCTGAGCGAAGCGAAGGGGCAGCGAAGAATCTCGGTGGGAGGAGAGGAGTAAATGAAATATGTCCACCACATTAACCGAGGCAGCCAAGCTTTCCAATGATGTCTTGCTCGCAGGAGTAATCGAGACCATCATTAAGGATAGCCCGCTACTCCAGACTATGCCTTTTATCGAGATCGTGGGCAATGCCCTCACCTATAACCGGGAAAGCGCCCTGCCCGCGGCCGAATGGCACGCCACCAACGATGACTGGGTAACCAGCCCCGCCATCAACTTCAGCCAGCAGACCGCTACGCTGAAAATTTTGGGGCAGAACGCCGATGTCGATGAGTACATCAAGCAGACCCGCTCCAATGTCCAGGATATCGAGGCTGCCATCGTGCAGCTCACTGCTAAATCGGTCAAGCATGAGCTGGAGGACAAGTTCCTCTATGGCAATAGCGCGGTGGACGCCAACCAGTTCGATGGCTTGCGCAAGATCATCAACCTTACCGCCGCATCCGACCAGGTGATCGCTATGGGCGCTACCGGCGCCACACTTAGCCTGTCCAAGCTCGACGAGCTTATCGATGCAGTAAAGGGCGGCAAGCCCGATCTGCTCATGATGAGCCGCAGGTCACGGCGCAAGATAAACGCCCTGGCCAGGGCAGCCGGCAACAACCTGGAAGTGGGGCAAGGCAAGCTGGGCGAGTTCGTTCAGCTGTATAACGCCATCCCCATCTCAGTCAACGACTTCCAGCTGGATACCCATGCCGTAGCCGGCAGCGTAGAGACCGCTACCACCGGCGGCGCCAAACTCAGTCATCTATGCCATCCAGTTCGGTGAAGGCGGCCTTTGCGGCCTCACCAGCCCCGGAGGCTTGCAGGTCGAGCCCATCGGCAAGATGGAAACCAAGGACGCATCCCGCACCCGCATCAAGTGGTACGTCAGCCTGGCGCTGTTCAGCCAGGTCAAGGCAGCCGCTTTGATCGGAGTCCAGGACTAGCGATATTACACAGCGTGTAATAAAAATAAAGGAGAAATGACAAAATGGCATTTAGTGATCCGGGACAAGATAGGCAGATAGTCAGCTCAGGCATGGGACCCGAGGCGCCCACCATAACGCTGGCCGAGGCCGTGAAGCGTGGCGATATCCTGGGCTACAGCTCAGGATGGAAGAAAGCGCTGGCCACCGTGGGCACCGCTATCCAAGGGAAGCTTGTTGCCCTGGCGGACGGAGCCAGCGGAGCAGTTATCCCGGTGTCGCCCAGGGCGGTTGTCGGCGGCTATTCCGGAGCCACGCCAGGAGGCTACGTCTATGTGGCGGAGGGCACCAGCAACGGCCAGGTGACACAGACGGCGCCAACCGATACCGGCGACTGTAATACCATCATCGGCATTGCGCTGTCGGCAACCGAGATCCTGTTCTTCCTGAACAGCAGAGATGCTAGCTTAGCCTAAGTTAGGGAGAGCCTGGGAAGCACGCCGGTACAACAGGCGGATGCGACCCCCAGGGCTATCTCCTTTCCCGGGGGGAGTGCGCTTCACCTCCCGCACTCCCCCTCACTATGCGGGATTTCAAGAGGGGCGCAGCCCCTCTTTAGAAATAATACCCCCTCTCCCTTGAGGGAGAGGGAAAGGGTAAGGGTGAAAAATGGATTTAACAACAATGCGAGGCCTGGTCCGCAGGGACATTAAAGATGAGGACGCCACAGAGTACCGCTGGACGAATGACGAGATAGACCGACACATCGCCCGGGCCGTGGCCGAGCTATCCCGGTCTATACCTTATGAGGTAAAGACCACGGTGGCCACCACCAGCGGCTCCAGGAGCATCGATATCTCCAGCCTTACCAACCGGGTATCGGTTGATAGGGTGGAGTTCCCCGTGGGCAACAGCCCCCGCACCTTCCAGCGCTTCAAGGTCTTTGCAGTTACCCTCACGCTGATCGGAGACTACCAGGGAGACGGCACAAACGCCTATATCTACTGGAGCCAGGAGCACAGCTTGGGAGCCAGCAGCACCATCCCCTCTTATCTCGAGGACGTGGTAGCCCTGGGCGCTGCCGCTTATGCTTTGGCCGCTCAGGCGCAGTATATGGCCAACCAGGCCAACACCGGCGGAGAGACTGTGGACCGGGATTACTTTTACCAGGGCAGGGACATGATGGCGCAGTTCAAGGAGCAGCTTAAGCTCTGTGGCAAAAAGCGCAAGCTGCAGGTTATCCAGCTCTATGAAGGCAGCGACCTTGAGTAAAGGAGAAATGAACCATGACCAATACAACAAAAAAGCAGAGGACAGCAATCGAGAAGATTAAGGAAGGAGTTACCCGCACCAAGGACGGCCTCCCCTGGCAGGGCTATGCCCTTGTGGGCGACAAGGAAGCGCCCGAAAGCTGGAAGTTGCCGCACCACACTAGGACGATATACCGAGCCATCCAGGGCAAAATAGGGCTAGAAAGGACTGTGGACTGGGAAAAGATGCCCGCCGCGGTGGGGGCGCTCAGCCGTGGGGGCTACGAGGGGGAGAGGGTAAACGCCGAAGCTCACGAAGTGCTGGCCGCCGCCGCGCACCTGGCTGGCCACTACCGCAAGGCTAATAAGCCCTTGCCCAATACCCTGGCGGTGCTGGTGTAAAAAAAGGCTTTACATATATAAACAAAAATTGAAGGAGAAGAAAAATGTTACAGACCTGGTTGGACGGAAAGAAAAAGTACTCAGCTTTCATCATCACCATCGCAGCCGCCATCATGGAAAGCCTTAGTCTCTCGCCGGAGCTGAAGGCAGAGATCGAGTGCTATATCCCCATGCTGGCTACCATCATCTCAGGCGTAGCCTACATCATCATCCAGGGCAGGATCGACAACAGCAAGGCCGTGGCCACCGCTACTAACGGGTCCGCCGCAGCCGCAGTGGCAGCGATCGCCGCTACGGCCAACGCTCAGAGCGCAGCCGAGGTCAAGACCCAGCAAACTCAAGCCGCCTCCGCTGTGCAGGAAACAGTGCCATTCAATGAGGCGGAGTTTGAGGCTATGGTTGAGGAAAAAGCCAAGCAGAGCTACCTGGAGGCCAATGACATCACCCGCTACTTCGCCGCCCAGGACCTGGGCAATACCACCAGGTGGGCCAGCCTCTACCACCAGCTCGCTTTTCAAGACTACATGGTGGCCAAGGCGTTCAAAGCCTTCGAGGCTAAGTTCGGCTTCCCCTACGCCGAGGCCGATAAACACCTGGCAGACAATAAAAGTTGCCCTTACTACTCAGTTGACAACATGGCACGGCAGAAAGGCATCGATTTCTGGTTTATGCTCCGCATGGTGCGCAACACCATCGCCAAAGCTGAGGAGCTGAGCAATAGCACTTAAAGGAGAACATGCGAACTCTATCCGCAACCCTCGAGGACGAGCAGCGCAAGCCCAGCCGGAAGCCGCTGGTTAAGCTGGAGGTGCAGGCCTATGGCCACCCGCAGGCTTCCAGCGGTATACAGTGGGAGCTGTTCGATTGGCAGCGCCTTTACCTCGGCAGTGAGACCAGGAACAAGCATGGTTGCTGTATCTCGGGCGATGGCTCGCTTCACCGCATCAGGCTTGACGGCACTAATCTTAAGTATAGCCGTGTCACCAGCCCCGGGCCCGCAAGCGATTATTCCAGCTGGTCTACCGCAGGCGGCACAATCGCCGGCACACATAGCGCTATCGCCGCTCTTGGCGCCAATTTGATAATGGTTACCTCCGGAGCAGCTACGCTGTTTCGCAAGGAGTCATCGGATAACGGCGCCAGCTGGGGCAGCTGGGTGGAGATGGCCAACGCCCGCCCCTGCGAGCGCGGCTGTGCCGTCGCCTTCAAGTCCAACGGCGATTGCCTCATTGTCCACGCCTCCGATGTCAATGACCCCATATCGCTCTATATCCAGAAGCGCACCGGCGGCAGCTGGAGCTCAGGCTTGGGCCAGCGCTCAGGCGAGTGGGAGGTTGAGTGGCTTACCTGTTACTACGACGGCGACTGGAATATCATCGCCCTGGTTATCGATGGCGGCTACCTCTCCGTGGTCCGTATGGTTTACGGAGATGGCTACAAGGTAGCCGCCGGCAGCTGGGCTACGGATGAGAAAATAGGCCTGGGCCGAGCCAGGCTCGATATCAACTCCCAGATGACGATGCGGGCTTTCAAGAGCCAGCGCACCTTCGGCGCCGAGGCCAGGCGTACCCCCACCTACTGGGAAAAGCACCAGGCGGTCATCGATGCCCTGGCAGGCGGTAGCCTGGATGTCTCAGGTGTGTCATTATGTAAACCCGCCAGCTACCCCACGCTGCTGGCCATGTCCCGGACGAACACCCCCTGGGTATTCAGGCTTAAGCCCGGGACGGACTTCTACGATTATAACTGGAATAAGGCAGCCACCATAGAAGCTGCCAGCGCCTCCTATGGCATGCAGCTTTGCTGCGATTCCAGCTACCTCTGGGCTACACAGGCCAACGAGGTCTGGAGAAGCCCCCTCCCAGGAAGCTGGACGCCGCCCACCGCAGGCAGCGGCGCCGGCGACAAGATCACACTCCCGATTTCTAGGATATTCAAGGTGGTCGAGGATATCCAGCCGGAGCAGGAGTCTACCCTGGCGGTGGACATGGACAACTCCAAAGGGACCTATAACAGCCCCGGAGAGGACAGCCTGGCCGTGCTGAAAAGGGGCGCCCGGGTAAATCTTCACATCGGCTATAAAATCCCGGCAGCAGCAGAGGAGCTGTCGGAAGCAGGCCGCTATTTTATCGAAGGCTGGGAATACGGGAGAGGAGATGGCAAAGCCACCTTCTCCCTGCAGTGCATCGATGCCTGGGGCTTGCTGGAGCGCTACGCCTTCAACAAGCCCGTAGAGTGGAACATGGGCTCAGATGACTATGCTGTATATGATTTGATGGCTATGGTCATGTCGGCTATAGGGGGCACCCTGGACTATAAGAGCCGCAGCACGCTTATCACCAGCCTTTACCCCCGCTTTGATGTCCATGCCGGAGAATCAGGCGCCTCCGTTATGCGCCGGCTCTTAGCCCTGGTCCCGGATGTTATCTTCTTCTTCGGCCTCGAGGGCTATATCGTCTACCCCCAGGCATCGGATACCGAAGTCTATGATTATAAGTTTCCAACATGATGAAACGTGATGCAAAATGATGCACTTTACATAATCTCATTCATCATCGTGGTCGCCCTACTGATCTACCTCAGATGGAAAGGATAGAAAGGAGAAAGAACTATGGCAAATGCACTTTATGACAAAGGCCGTCAGGGCTTCCTTGATGGCAGCATAGACTGGGATACGGATGATATCCGCGCTATCCTCATCGATGTCGCCGACTACACCGTCAACCTGGCCACCCATGACAACCTGGATGATATCCCAGAAGCTGCCAGGGTTGCTGTCAGCGCTGCCCTCACAGGTAAGAGCGTAACAGACGGCGTAGCCGATGCCGCCGATGTCACCTTCTCAGCCGTTACCGGTGATTCGGTGGAAGCCATCGTGCTCTATAAGCACACCGGCACCGAGAGCACGTCCAGGCTTATCGCCTACATCGACTCAGCCACCGGCTTGCCCCTTACCCCCAACGGCGGCGACGTCAAGATCACCTGGCCCGATACGGCCAGCAAAATCTTCAAGCTCTAATCCGCCTCAGGCGGACAACGAACTCCAAAGGCAAAAGATGAGCGATGTCGACACTTTATGAGTCATATACCGGCGAAGACACCCAACTGGATATACGTGGCACCTGGTGGAGGGCGCAGACCTTTACGCCTGCCACAGCTCACACTATCAGTTCTGTAAAGCTTAAGTTATACCGAACTGGTAGCCCTGGGAATGGCACAGTCTCCATCAAGGCCACCGATGGCAGCGGCCATCCCACAGGAGCCGATTTATGCAGCGCCTCTATCGCTGGGAACGACCTCGCTACCTCTGCCACTGTTTATGAGTTCTCATTCAGCCCTGGGGCTTCCCTTTCCGCCAGCACCAAGTATGCTATCGTCCTCAGGTTTCCCAGTGGCGATAGCTCTAATAAAGTGTCAATCCGCATCAAAGCCACTTCCCCAACATACTCAGGCGGTAACGAGGAGTTTTCAAGCGACGGTGGTACTTCATGGGCTTTCCATGACTATGACTGTTACTTCGAAGATTGGGGCGCCCCACCATACCAGGAGATCCTGCCATCCAGCATCGCCTCCGCAGAAGCCTTTGGCACACCAACAATAGAGATTACCTTAATAACTATCTACCCCGGCAGCATCGAGTCTGCCGAGTCGGTGGGCATCCCCACCGTCACCAAGGTAAGATGGCATGTCATCCTTGACGGGAAATATGCCAGCTTGAGCGCAGAATTGAACAAGGCCTATGTCATCGGCAGGGATGATTCAGGCATCAATGTCTATGGCAGCAGCACGGATTCAGCCGAGCTTGGCTTAGTAGGCGAGCGCTTAGACTTCGACCTGGAGCTGGAGATCACCACCGCAGCCCTGGCAGCAGATGTGGCGGCAGCTATCCTGGCCAAGCGCCGGCTGGGAGTGGCCAAAGGTTACCTGGTGATACCACCCAACTGTGGCGTGGAGCTATGGGATGTGGTCGAGGTCACCGATACCCCAGCCAACCAGTCCACAGCCAAGTACCGGGTAGCAGCCATCCGCTTCGAGTACCACCCCAGGCAAGCCAGGTTCCAGCACAAACTTCTGCTGGGAGCCCCGTGA